GCTTCAAAAAGATCCGGCTGCCGCCCTCTTGTACCATCATCTTCATGGCGCGTATTTGTGGCGAGCGAGGAGAGAACACGGGCTTTTGTACTTTCCAGGGCGAGTTCTGAGTCATCGTGAACCTCTACCGTAAATCCTAATTGGCGGAGAACCTCATGCACCAGAGCCTGGAGCTTAGTCTCTACCTTACCAGGAACTTTGAATTCTATAAAGAGGACGTTGGTCCTCTCCCAGAGTATTATCCTGTCCGGCACCCCACGGATGCCGGGGGCGGACAACTTCCAGACGTACATCTTGACGCCGACCTCTACTGCCCATCTGCGCAGTTTGTTGACGTAGGCTGATTCAATCTTAGATTCAAGCAGCATTCTTGCACCTCCCACCCTTGCGCCAGCTGAGATGACACCATTGACAAGTCTTCGGGCTTGGAGTGGGGTCAAAGCTCTCGCAGGTGCGCACCCTCTCAATGCTCTCTCGCAAAGAGATAATGTGCTGGTCTCTCTGTTCCGCCGTATACTCGTCCCCCTTCACCTGGAGCGGAAGGTCGAGATAGACGAACTTGGTGCGATACCGAGCATACTCCTTCTTTACCGTGAGAGATATGTACGTCAGACCCTGTTCTGGGTGGTCGTCATAAATGCGACCACTCTTCCAGTCGTACACAACCAGAGTTTCTCCCTGATCTTCCTCGTGGCTCAAGTCCGCCTTGCCGCGATAGTAGGCTTCAGGGTCGTCGAACGTGGTCTCTGACCAGTCATTCTTCACCGCCAGTTCCATCTCAGCACTGGGACTGAAGGTAGTCAGGTACTCCATAAACCGACGCCACTTGTTGAGGGTGGGGTCGCCGTGGGGGAACTGAATCTCGCCCTTGAAGAACTTCTCCAGAAGGTCGTGCATCATAGTCCCCCTGTCCGCCGCCTTGCTCTTTGGCGGCTTCTCCTTGAGGATATAGCGAGACTCCCAGAGTCGGGGGCACTGCTTGAACAGCTTGAGGCCAGAGTAACTTATCGGCTTTTCGTAGCTCATCGCGATTCCCACCCCACTCGTTTGCTGGCTTCCACGCGCTCCTCAAAGGAGGTGGCGAGAAAGAGTTCCTTGAAGCGCTCTCCAAATGCTTGGCTCACCCTGCCGTGACAGAACCACGGACACCCTATTGGTTCGAATCGCTGCTTGCGGAGCAGATCATCGTAGCTGGCGGTACGAATCCATTCAATCATTTCATCATCAGTCATCTCTATTCCTCTGCGGTGGACCAACGGTCTCCAGTGAATATATCCATCCTCATTGGCACATCGCAAGGCAAGGCATTCGCTGCCAACTGCATGATCTCGTATACTTTCTTCTTATGCTCCTCAGGGTGGCTGACGCTGAATTCGTCATGCACCGTACCGAGAAGCCGGATGCTTGGGTCTAAGAGCCTGAACTCCTTGTGCGCGAAGATCAGAGCTTCCTTGGTTTGGTCGGCCGCGCTGCCCTGAATCAAGGTATTCAGTGCCTTGTATGCCCACGAGCGTCCGTTGGTGGGGGGCTCACAAAAGTAAAACCGACCGCCGAGAGTCTTAATCGCTAGTCCGGTCTCAAACCGACGCTTGCAGGTCTTGTCCAACTCGACGACGTCGGGCAGCGCCCCCTTGATGATATTTCGCATGGTGCTGGCATACGACTGCTCACACTCCAGCTTCTCGGCCAGCAGAGCCACCCCCTGAGAATAGATCAGACCAAGGAAAATCGCCTTTGCCTCCTTACGTTTGACTGAGCCGGACAGCACGTCTACCACAAAGAGATAAGGGTCTAGATCTGGATTGCCATTGAACGCTTCGCACAGAGCACCATCTTCAAAGTGGGCTGTCAGGCGCGGCTCCTGGCTCTTGAAGTCTCCACAAGTCCACACCTGCCCCTCATCCGGCAGCAAGTACGACCTCATTTCTGGGTACTCCCCGCCCAAATCTCCAGGCACGTTCTGGAAGTTCGGGTTGGAAGAACTAAGCCTCCCCGTGCGAGTGCCGTAGCCATCGGGATTCCGCACCTGATTGTATTGAGCGTGTATGAATCCAGCGTTCTTCTGAGCAATCTCCAACCACGGCGCAC